AGGTATGTATTTATATACTTATGAAAATTCAATGACAGTTGTACTTGATGAGGAAACATTATTAGAAATCCCTCAAGGATCATTCCCTACTATGCCAGGTCTTTACTATGGACAAACAGCTGATGGTGAAGGCGAAGGTGAAGGAGATGGTGAAGGCGAAGGTGAAGGAGATGCAGATGGTGAAGGCGAAGGTGAAGGAGATGGTGAAGGCGAAGGTGAAGGAGAAGGAGAGGGTGAAGGAGAAGGCGAAGGCGAAGGCGAAGGCGAAGGATAACAGAAAATATGAGGAATATCATGAAAAAAAATATACTAGCAGAAAATATGCGGAGGTTCAAAACTAAGAATTTGAATGAAATTGGAAATTTTCACGACCCCCGAATGTCAAGTGGAAACTTTGACCATTTAACTCCTAATCCAAAATGGGATATAAATGTAAATTATGTACAAATAGACACAAATTTTCATGATGTAACTATGCAAAAACAAGGAACATTAGATAGTCATTTTTTGGAAGAAGTATTAGGAGATCTTGAAGCATACCTTGAAGATCAAAATATTACAGGTGACGATGGCCACCCTTCATTTGATATAACTAGATTTGTATCTGATATAAAACTTGATTGTGAAATTAAAATGGGCAAAGATGAAATAGATTTAACTATCGAATTAGATCCAGATGGAAGCATTAAATATGTTAACATAGGTGATGAGCCATTAGCAGAAAAATATGGAATCACCGATGAGTCAGTTATGAAGCACTTAGAAGCAAAAGGAATATAATGAAATTAAAATCACTATTAAACGAAAAATATTTAGGCTTTGGAAATCAAGGCAAAAAACCTATCGTCCAGGAAGATCAACAAATAGACGACGCTGTTAAACAAATAGTAAATAAATTAATTAGCATTAATATAATAAACCCAGCTGATAGAAGAAGAGCAGAGCAAGCATTAGATATAGAATTAAGTGGAATTAGATTTGGTGGAGGATTAGAAGATACAAAATTTGATAGCACCGGTATAGAAGATAAAATCAACCCAGGAAATACTGAAGATGATCAAGCTAAAAAAGACGATTATGAGTGGAGAATGCAGAACTTTTAAAATAATTAACGAATAACTTTGAATTAACGAATTAATTACATATATTATAATTAATAACTAAACAATATAAACAATTAACTAATAAAGGAGTAAAAAATGAGTTTAGATTTAGACGCCATAAAGGCAAAACTTACACAATTAAACAAGACAGACGACAGAAGAAATAATCTTTGGAAACCCGAACCAGGTAAACAAACGATTCGAATTGTACCTTATGTACATCGCAAAGAAAACCCGTTCCTAGAAATGTATTTTCATTATGATATCGCAAAGCGTAGTATGCTTTCGCCTATCACATTTGGCAATGCAGATCCTGTAGTAGAATTTGCTGAAAAGCTTAAGAAAACAGGTGATAAAGACGAATGGATAATGGGTAGAAAAATCGAGCCAAAGATGAGAACTTATGTTCCTGTTATTGTTAGAGGTAAAGAATCTGAAGGAGTTAAATTTTGGGGGTTTGGAAAAACCGTATACTCAGAATTGCTTTCAATAATTTCAGATCCAGACTACGGTGATATTACCGACCTAATGAATGGTAGAGATATTACAGTAGAATTTACACCAGCAGAAGGCACTGAGAGGTTTCCAAAAACTTCAATCAGAGTCAAGCCAAATACTTCGGCAGCGACTGAAGATAAAGGCATTGCTGAAAAAGTCATGAATCAATTAAAGATCACAGACTTATTTCCCGAGCCAACTTATGAAGAATTAGAACAGGCACTAGCAGATTGGATGAATCCAGAAAATGCTGATTCAGATACTACGACACCAACAACCAATGGTGTAGCAAAAACTGAAACTACTACTAAAACTGAACCTAAAAAGACAGCTGATGTAGCAACTGCATTTAATGATTTATTTAATCAATAGGAGTCTGTACCATGGCGAAGAAAAAGAGCGAACTGGAAGACTCGTTAGCTGAAACACTAGCTGCAAGTATCAATAAACAGTTCAAGGGTCAAAATTACAAAACTGCATTCTTTTTAGATGGAGATGAAGATGCACCTACAAATGTGCATGAATGGATTTCATCTGGGTGTTCAATGCTAGATTTGGCCATTTCAAATAAGCCAAACGGAGGTTTTCCTGTTGGTAGAATTACCGAAATAACAGGACTAGAAGCTTCAGGTAAATCATTACTTGCAGCCCACACCTTAGCAGAAACACAAAAGAGGGGCGGATTAGCAGTTTATATTGACACTGAATCCGCAACTAGCTCTGAATTCTTAACAGCAATAGGAGTTGATTTAAAATCAATGCTATATGTTCCAATGGAAACAGTTGAGGAGATATTTGAAACTATCGAAACAATTGTAGACAATGTAAGACTATCAGACAAAAACCGATTGGTAACAATCGTGGTAGATTCAATAATGGGAGCATCTACAAAAATCGAAATGGCAGCTGAATATGATAAAGATGGCTATGCGACATCAAAATCTATTATTCTATCAAAAGCAATGCGTAAGGTAACTAACTGGATTGCAAGAGAAAGAATATGTTTAATATTCACAAATCAATTGAGAACAAAGTTAGGTGTTAGTTTTGGAGACCCATGGACGACAGCAGGAGGTAAGGCATTACCATTCCACTCATCAGTAAGATTAAGGCTGAAGTCGTTAGGACAAATCAAAGCAAAAGTAAATGGTGTAGAACAAGTGGTAGGAATAAAAACCAAGGTCACAATCGTGAAAAACAGAATGGGACCTCCACATCGTTCTATTAATTATGATATATATTTCGATTCAGGAATTGATAATTACGGAGGGTGGTTAAATATCATGAAAGACTTCAAACTAGTAAAACAAGGCGGAGCCTGGTATACTTATGAAGACGTAGATGTTAACACCGGAGAGGTTTTAGAAGAAATAAAATTTCAATCTAAAGACTTCGCTGAAAAAATAATTAACAAGACAGATATCCATAATCGATTATACAATCGAATTTGCGAAGCATATATCTTCAAATATGTAGCCGGCGTAGACGGTGGCATTGATGATGTAGTCGTAGATGAAGAAGTAATAAACGAAGAAGGATAATGAATAAGTATCAAGAATTATTTAACCAGTTACAAAAAGAAAAGGCAGATAGGCCATCGGACGTCAATGATCACATCATGATATTTGATGGTCTAAATACCTTTATTCGAGCATTCTCAGCAACTCCTTCATCAAATGAAGATGGCGATCACGTAGGAGGTATTACCGGATTTTTATATAGTATAGGAAAATGTGTAAGGGACTTTAAACCAAGTCGTTGTATTGTAGTATTTGATGGAATAGGTGGTTCTAAAAGAAGAAGAAAAATAAATAAAGATTATAAAGCAAATCGAATTAATAAAACAAAATTAAGACGACACGATCATTATGATATAACCGTCGACCAAGAACAAGAAGAAATGCGTCGACAATTTAGCAGAATAGTTTCATATTTAGATTGTTTACCTGTTACATTTTTAGCAATGGATGGAATAGAAGCAGATGATACTATAGCATATATAATTGAAATGTTTAATGAAGATTTGTTAAAACCAAAAGAAGAACAAAGTAAATTTACAATTGTTTCAACAGATAGAGATTTTTATCAATTAATTGACAATAGAATACAAGTATGGTCTCCCATTAAAAAGAAAATGTATACTACCGAGACTGTATTGGAAGAATTTGGGGTTCACCCTGTTAATTATGTAATGTATAGAACATTTACCGGTGATAAATCAGATAACATTAATGGAGTTAAAGGAATAGGGCCAAAGACATTATTAAAACATATTCCTGACTTAGCATTATCATTAGATTATACACCAGCAGACCTTCGGGGAGATTGTGTAGAAAAATTAGACGAATCTAAAACATATCAAAAAATGTTAGATAATATAGATACAATCGAAGAAAACTGGGACTTAATGAATTTAAATATTTTAGATTTTCCAGCACAAACAAAATCAAATATTCGTAACATAATACAATCACCAATAACCACATTAAATAAAGTAGAGTTTCGTAGATTATTCATGGAAGATAAAATGTGGTCTGTTATGAAAAATATGCCAGATTGGTTAAACAACACTTGGCTTTCTTTAAGTGCCTTCGCACAACAAACACATAAATAGTATTGGATTACTGTTTTTATTTTAATATAATAAGTTATGACAGATAAATTAAGTGAGTATGGTTGGTCGTTCCAAGTAAAAGTGCTTGCGGCCATGTTTATAGATCGATCATTTTTACAACAAATTGCAGATATTATACAACCTGAATATTTCGAATCAGATGCAAATAATTGGGTATTAGATGTTATATTAGATCATTTCAGAGAATATAAAACTCCACCAAGTAAAGATGTATTAAAAGTTAAAATAACAGGAATTACAGATGATGTATTTAAAACAGCTATTTTAGAACAATTAAAGGATATATTTCGGTATATGGAGTCAGATGACTTAACATTTGTAAAAGATGAAATATTAAAATTTTGTAAAAACCAAGAAATTAAAAGAGCTATTATGGATTCTGTTAATTTATTGCAATTGGGCAATTATGATGAAATAAAAAGCAAAATTGATTCTGCTATGAAAGCAGGAGCTGACACTGACATTGGACATGAATATAAAAAAGAGGTAGTAGCAAGATATACAAATGCCGCACGAGATACTATTAGAACAGGTTGGGATGTAATTGATGATTTAATGGATGGTGGATTGGGCAAAGGAGAATTGGGAGTTGTAATGGCGCCAGCAGGAATTGGAAAATCTTGGTTGCTTATCAATATTGGAGCAAATGCAATAAAACAAGGAAAAACAGTTATACATTATACATTGGAGTTAAATGACACATATGTAGGCCAAAGATATGATAGTGTAATAACAGGTATTGCAGCACAAAATTTAAAAAATTACACAGATGACATCGAAGAAAAATTAGAAACATTAGCAGGAGAGTTGATCATAAAATATTATCCAACTAAATCTACTGGTGTAATGGGTATTAAAGCACATATTGAAAAAACTGTAATGTTAGGAAATACTCCAGATCTAGTAATAGTAGATTACGGTGATTTGTTAAAAGTAAACACTAAAAAAGATAAACACGAAGCATTAGAAGAACTATATGAAGAAATGCGTGGTATGGCAGGCGAATATGAAATCCCTGTTTGGACGGCATCTCAAGCAGGCCGAGCTGCACTAGAAAATGATATTATCGAAGCAGATAAGATTGCATCGTCGTATGGCAAAGTAATGGTTGCTGATTTCTTAATGTCACTTGCAAGAAAAGTAGAAGACAAATTATCTGGAACGGGTAGAGGACACGTTATAAAAAATAGATTTGGCCCAGACGGAATTACACTTCCAAGCAAAATAAACACAAATAATGGCCAATTTCAGTTCTTCGAACCACAAACATCTCAAGGCAAACAAACAACACAGACAATGAAAAGTGGTGAGAATATTTTAAAACAAAGTTTAGCACAAAAATTTAAAGATTTGGGCGGAAGTTTAGGTTGATAATTATATTTATTATAGAATGTGGCCTATATAAGAAAAGGCCACTTTTTATCTAATAATATTAAAATAAGGAGTCATAAATGAATATATCTAGTAAAATTTTATCTGACATTACGGTATACATGAAGTATGCAAAATATAGTCCAGAACTAAAAAGAAGAGAAACATGGGAAGAGTTAGTTACACGAAATAAAAAAATGCACCAAAAAACATATCCTAAATTAAAAGATGAAATTGACAAGGTATATAAATTAGTATATGATAAAAAAGTTTTGCCGAGTATGCGCAGCCTTCAATTCGGAGGCAAACCTATTGAAATATCTCCTAATAGAGTATACAATTGTGCATATATGCCAATCGACCACATTGATTCGTTTAGTGAAACAATGTTTTTATTACTTGGAGGAACAGGCGTAGGATATTCAGTCCAAAAACACCATGTCGCAAAACTGCCACCAGTAAATAAACCATACGCAAAAAGAAAAAGGAGATTCTTAATAGGTGATTCAATTGAAGGTTGGGCAGATGCAATAAAAGTATTAATGAAGTCTTATTTAAACGGAAAAAGTTCTAGAATAGAATTTGATTTCTCAGATATAAGACCTAAGGGAGCTCAATTAGTTACATCAGGTGGTAAAGCCCCAGGACCACAACCTTTAAAGGAGTGTGTTTTAAAAATAACAGGTCTTTTAGAAAATAAAGAAGATGGCGATCAATTAACTACATTAGAAACTCACGATATTATATGTTATATAGCAGATGCTGTTTTAGCAGGAGGAATTCGTAGAGCAGCACTTATTTCATTATTTAGCGCAGATGATAATGAAATGATTTCGTGTAAAGCAAAAGACGTATTAGAATTAAACCCACAAAGATACAGATCTAATAATTCTGCAGTGCTTATGAGACATAAGATTACTAAAGAATTTTTTATGGATTTGTGGAAACGAGTAGAATTAGGACAGACAGGAGAACCTGGTATTTACTTTAATAATGATAAAGACTGGGGTACTAATCCATGTTGTGAAATTGCTTTACGACCTTATCAATTTTGTAATTTATGTGAAGTTAATGCGTCAGAGATAGACTCCCAAGAAGATTTTAATCAAAGAGTAAAAGCTGCAGCATTTATTGGAACATTACAAGCCGGTTATACAGGATTTCATTATTTACGGGAAATTTGGCAAGAAACAACAGAAAAAGACGCATTAATAGGCGTTAGTATGACAGGTATAGGATCTGGTGTTGTTTTAGGGTATGATATGAAAAAAGCAGCTGATGTAGTAAAAAGAGAAAATTCTAGGGTTGCTAAACTTATAGGTATAAATAAAGCAGCAAGATGTACGACAGTAAAACCCGCAGGAACAACTTCTTTAACTTTAGGAACAAGTTCAGGCATTCATGCATGGCACAATGATTATTATATCCGTACAATGCGTTGTGGAAAAAATGAATCAATATATAAATATTTAATAGAAAACCATCCCGAATTAGTAGAAGATGATTATTTTAGATCACACGAACAAGCGGTAATATCAATACCACAAAAAGCACCCAATGGAGCAATATTAAGAACGGAGTCTCCATTTCAGTTATTAGAAAGAATAAAAAAAATTGCAACAGAGTGGGTTAAATCAGGCCACCGAAATGGCTCAAACACACACAACGTTTCAGCTACAGTTAGCATAAAAGATAATGAGTGGGAATTGGTTGGAGAATGGATGTGGGAAAATAGAGAATATTATAATGGATTAGCAGTTATGCAACACGATGGCGGCAAAGTTTTTCATCAAGCTCCATTTCAAGATTGTACAAAAGAAGTTTATAATGAAATGATGAAATCACTTACTGAAATAGATATATCTAAAATAACAGAAATTGATGATAACACAGACTTATCAGGCGAATTAGCTTGTGCAGGCGGAGCGTGCGAGATACAATAATGAGAAAAGACGACTGGATAACAAGATTATATTATGGTTTGGATATTTCCGATAATTTTATTATATTAAATAAAAGAAATGAAATTTGAATTTTTAGAGCCAGAAAACGTAGACAATAAAATGTTTCGTCGATGTGTTAGAGTTATATTAAAACAATCACCACTACAGCTTCATATGACCGATGAATTGTGTTTTAAACGATATAAAAAAAATATCGTAGATTTTATATCATATTTGATTAAAGTAGGAGAAAAGTTTGAAGAATATGAATATTGTAGTAAACTAATTATACAACAAAAAGATTATAAGAAGTGGTTGCGAATTAATTTAGATACTATAGACAGCATCTCGAAATTATTAAAGCACAACAAAGAAAATATAAAACATGACAATAAAAAATAGTATTGAATTAGTTAAAGAAGGATTTGCCAATGGCGTAGTCCCCGGAGGACCTTTATCAGATCAAGAAAGACAACAAATGATACAAAATGCAGCGTATGCATTTGGTAATTTTTTAGATGCCTTAGGGTGTCATTGGCAAGAAGATCCAAATTCGGATAATACGCCAATGCGTGTTGCTAAAGCATATGTAAATGATTTGTGGGCTGGTCGATATGAAGGAGCTCCTAATATTACAGCATTTCCATCTGATGGTTATGATGGTATGGTATTTGAAGGAGGTATTCCATTAACATCAATGTGTTCACATCATCACCAAACTATATTAGGCAAAGTTCATGTAGCTTATATTCCTGGAAAAGATAGCAAAGTTATCGGATTATCAAAATTAAATCGATTAGTAGAACATTTTTCTAGAAGAGGGGCAATACAAGAACAATTAACAGTTGCAATACACAATTCTATAGATACTATTATATGTAATAACAATGGGGTAGCAGTTATGATAGAAGCTACCCATAATTGTGTACAATGTCGAGGAGTTAAACACGGAGGAGCATCGATGAAAACTTCGAAGCTAACAGGTGCATTTAAAAATGATCCGGCTACAAGAAATGAGTTTTATGAATTTATAAGAGGTTATAATTAAATAAATATATATGAAACAACCAGACGCAAAAAAACACCAAATAATAAGTTTTATCAAATCAGGAATAAGAATTTTAGGTTATATAATAATACCTTTTGATTTACCTTTAGCAGCAGGTATTTTAGTATTTAGTGAATTTATAGGAATAGTAGAAGAATTAGTATAATGGGAAAATATCAATCAACAAAAATATTCGACAACTACTCAGTTGCATTAAGACAATGGAAAGCATCACATTCTCATTGTGAGTTATTACACGGATACGCTTTAAAATTTAAAATATGGTTTGAATCTAATACTCCATTTGATGAAAATGATGGATTAGATGATATGAATTGGATTGTAGATTATGGTGGATTTAAAGACAAACCCATTGGCAATGGATTAAAGGATTGGATGAATCATATGTGGGACCATACTTTATTAATTCAAGAAGATGATCCTTATAAAGACATATTCGAACAAATGGGACAGATGGGATTAGCAAAAGTACACTTCTTAGAAAAGATGGGCGCTGAATCTTGTGCTAAAATAGTTTATGACAAATTTAATGAAGTTCTATCCAAAACAGATGCTGGAAGATGTAAAGTAGTAAAGGTAGAGTGTTTCGAAAACGATAAAAATTCAAGTATATATTATGAATGATAGCAATTTACATTTCGAAACAGATATAGAATTAGAAGATTTTAAAAGAGAATATAAAATGGAAACAGGAATATTAAAGCGAATAACAGATTATAATAAAACACTTCCTATATTAGAAGTATACAGATGTGTACAATCAGAAGGTAGTAGATTTGGTCGTCCAACTATTGCAGTTCGAACAACAGGTTGTACCCACAGATGTTATTTTGGCGAAGGCGGTTGGTGTGATAGTTGGTATACAAGTATCCACCCAGAAAAAGGAACATTTACATTTAATGACATTATTAAAATATATGATGAAAATCCTCATGTAAAAGAAATGATGTTAACAGGTGGTTCTCCAACTATGCATCCAGCATTAGTAAACGAAATAACTCATTTCGCAAAAGAAAGAGGAATATTTGTAACTATTGAAACAGAAGGATCTCATTTTTTAGAAACCGATTATCCAATTGATTTAATATCTCTTTCACCGAAGTTTTCAAACTCAATTCCAAAACTAGGAGCAGTTACTCCTGGTGGGAAAGTGGTAGACGAAAGAATGATTAAACAACATAATAAGTATAGGCTGGAAGCAGATGCAATTTTTAAAACATTGTCATACCATAAAGATTATCATTATAAACCAGTATGGGATGGAACAGCATCTAACTTAAAAGAAATAGAAGATTTTAGAAAGTTAATGTTAATACCAAAATCAAAAACATTTATAATGCCAGCCGGCGATACAAGGGAACAATTAATATTAATGTATCCATTAGTATTCCAAATGTGTGCAGAAGAAGGATATAACATGACAGGCAGGGATCATATAATAGCATTTAACACAGAAAGAGGAGTATAATTATGAAAATGAAACCAATTGGAGATCAAGTGCTCCTAAAAGAACAAGAAAAAGCAGAAAAAACAGAAGGCGGTATTATATTAGTAGATGGTGCATATGATGAAGAATTTGTATATGCTGACGTAGTGTCTGTAGGTGCTGGATTATTTACACAAACAGGCAATAGAATCCCTATGACAGTAAAAGTAGGAGATCGTATATTGATTAGTAAAAATAATTTAGGCGGCCAGAAAAAGGTTAAATTAGATGATGAAGAATATATTTTGGTTAGAGAAATGGAAATATCAATGGTATCAATAGAACAATGAAAAAATTAATAGACGAACAAGAATTAAGTATTAAAATAAAAATACTAGCTAAACAATTAGCAGACGACCACAAATTTGATAAAACGCCAGTAGTTGCAATTTGTATATTAAATGGAGGAGCTGTATTTTTTGTTGATTTTATCCGTGCAATGGATATTGATTTAGAGTGCGATTTTATGAGAGTAAAATCATATATAACAAAAAGAAAACAAGGCGATATTGAAATTACAAAAGATTTAGAGACACCAATTAAAGGAAAACACGTTTACGTTATTGATGACATTTATGATACAGGAAATACTGTAAATGCAGTTGTAAATTATTTGAGAGTTAAAAAACCAAAATCAATTAATGTTGTTACATTATTAAAAAGAAAAAATTCTCCGCATAAAATAGATGCGCCAATATATGATGTAATGACTATTGGAGATGAATGGGTCGTTGGATATGGTATGGATGACGAAAATGGTCATTGTAGAAATTATAAAAATATATATAAAGTATGATAGATTTATTAGGATGGGTCAGCACAGGATTAGTATTAATAGGGTATATATTCAATGCTCGCCAATATACATTATACGCAATGATTGCTTGGATTATAGGCGATACTGGATGGATAGTATATGATTTTTTTATTAATAATTTTAGCCACTTAGTATTAAGCTTAGTTATTATAACAATTAATGTATATGGGATGTATATAATATATAAACAAAAGAAGAAATAAATAAATGTATCAAAATATAGCATTTCACAAAAAGACAAATACAATGCACGTATGGGACGATGAATTAGGTCACAAAACAATAAATTTTCAGCCATATGGATATCTTCCAGACGACAACGGAAAATATGTTTCATTAAATGGACAAAGATTAAGCAAAACAGCTGGAAATCACAAAGATAATAGGAATGCATATGAATCTGACTTAAATGCAGAAGTCAGAACATTAATAGATTTATATCATGATTCAGATAAAGTGTCTACCGGACATTCTGACTTCTTTTTTGATATAGAAACAGCAAAAGACGAATATGGGTATTCAACACCAGAAGATGTTCGAACCCAAATAACTTCCATAGCATATTATGATAAAAAAGGTAAAGACCGAAGAGTTCTAGTTTTAGATGAACGTAAACGACTATCTGACGATGTTATTTATGGAGATAATGTAACTATCGAATCTTTTGGTACTGAATCTGATATGCTAATCAAATTTATTAATTACTTTTCAGAAATACAACCAACAGTAATAACTGGGTGGAATACAGATGGATATGATATACCATATTTAGTAAATCGTATTAAAAAAGTGCTAGGCCCAAAGTCAGTAAAAAAATTATCTCCTGTTGGAATTGTGGAGTGGAATAAACATCGTGAAAAATATAAAATATTTGGAGTATCAAGTTTAGATTATTTACCACTCTATAAAGCACAACCAGGAAATGAAAGACCTAATTACCGATTAGACACAATAGCTAAATTTGAGCTAGGTAAAGGCAAAGTTGAATATGAAGGAGATTTAGATTTATTATTTGAAACAGATATTAATAAATTTATAGAATATAACATGACTGATGTTGACTTGGTTTTTGAATTAGATGAAAAGTTACAATTAATTAATTTAGCAAGAACTATATGCCACAAAGGACATGTTCCTTATGAAGATGTATATTATTCATCTAAATATTTAGATGGCGCAGCAATAGTAGATTTAAAAAGAAATGGATTAGTAGCTCCAAATAAACAATTTAGGTTTGTTGAAGAAGAACGACAAGATAAATTAGCAGGAGCATATGTAATGCCACCAACACCAGGATTATATAAATGGATATATGATTTAGATTTAACTTCACTATATCCTAGTATAATAATGAGTCTTAATATATCGCCTGAAACTAAAGTTGGCGTTATTTCCAATTGGAAACAAGAATGTTTATTAAAGAAAGACCCAGTTAGTGTAAAAATTAACGGGCAACCAATTGATGACGTAAAACAATGGTTAATTAAAAATAAATTTACAGTAGCAAGTAACGGGGTTGTATATGATACTAGGAGTGTAGGATTTCTACCTAGAATATTAAAAAAGTGGTTTGCTGAACGTGTTGAGTTTAAAACTGAAAGAGACAAGCACAAAGTAGGATCTGAAAAATATAAATTTTATGATGCAGAGCAATTAGCACAAAAAACACTACTTAATAAGTTTTATGGAGTATTAGGATTAAAAACATTTAGGTTTCATGACTTAGATAATGCAGGAGCAATTACAGCAACAGGACAAAGTGTAATTAAGTTTTCTGCGAAGGTCATTAATGCTTATTATAAAAAAGAAACAGGTAAAAACAATTTTAGAAATGCAACAGGCAAAAGAGTAGATTTTTCATTCTATACAGACACAGATTCAACATTTGTTTCTAGTTTACCACTTATAGAAAAAAGGTATCCTAATTTTGATGAAAATGATGAACAATTCATGATCGAAAAAACAAATGAAGTAGCAGCTGAAATTCAAAATCATGTAAATGAAATGTATAATCAATATTCATTATATTTTCATAACACAAAAGAACATAGGTTCCAGATTAAACAAGAATATGTAGCAAAATCTGGCGTGTGGATTGCAAAAAAGCGGTATGCTCAATGGGTGATATTTAAAGAAGGAAAACCAACTGATAAACTGGATATAAAAGGTTTAGACGTAGTCAGATCATCTTTTCCAGTAGATTTTAAAGAAATAATGGAAGAGACACTTTGGTATATATTAAAACAAAGATCAAAATTAGATACTACTGATATGATAATGGAATTTAAGGATAAAATACAAGACTCTGATATTTTAAACGTGATGAACAATACAGGAGTAAAAGAGATTAGTAAATACACCAAAAAGAGGAAGCCGTTTGCTGGTTATTTAAAAGGAACGCCAATTCATGTTAAATCTTCTATCAATTATAATGATATGTTACATCATTTAGGTATCGAGAAAAAATTCGAAGCTATTAATGATGGAGATAAAATTAAATGGGCATATCTTAAGACAAATGCAATGGGTTTTGATACTATTGCATTAAGAGGATATGAAGACCCAAGACAATTAACAGAATTTGTTAAAAAATATATCGATAGAAATAAAATATTTAACAGTGCATTAAGAGGCAAAATAGATGATTTTTATCTAGCAATGAATTGGGATAATTTGCCAGAAAATAATAATGTAAATAAGTTCTTTTCATTTGGATAATACAAATAAATTTATTATAATATATAAAAAAAATGTACGGAAAAGATCAATGGATAGGTAGAGAAGTAGAAGGTCGTTATTCAGATATGATGACTTTCTTTGTTAGAGATATAGGCGACGGAATAGACGTCGACGATTTATCCCAATACCCACATTATTATTTTACAATTGAATATATGAAGAAATCTTTATTAGATGATGATGATAAGTATCTTCCGGCTATTCGAGAAATCTTGGATACTACCAATAATGTTGTAACGCTAGAAGCGTCGAATGCAACTTTTGATGCATTGCCACCTGACTTATTTAACAGGTGTCATATTATATATAGAATCAACGATGGTGCTGTACAAAAATTAAAAGAAACAGATACTTTAAGTATCGATGCTGGTTGGTATAGAGTACACCAAGCAACAAAATGTAACATGATGGAAATTAATCCAGATAATTATAAATTTGATCAAGAAATATGAAATATTCAGTAGTAGTATCATTTAGCATAGAAGGGTTTCATAATTGGCCAGCAGCCAAAGAAATTTTTCCAGAAGTAGCATTTTTATCAGATAGACACAGACACCAATTTGGTTTTAGATGTTATGCAAAAGTAACACATTCAGATAGAGATGAAGAATTTATATTAATGCAAAGAAGATTAAAAAAACAATTAAGAACTAATTTTGGTGGTAATATATTAGAATTTGGTAGAATGAGTTGTGAAGACATTGGCGAATGGATATTAAATAACAATCCTGGTTACTTATATAAAGTAGAAGTATGGGAAGATTGGGAAAATGGAGCAATAATAGAAAGATGAAAAAAGTATTTTATTTTGGATTAGAGCCTTTAAAGGCAAGATATACATATCAGTTATCTAAAGAATGGATGCCAGCAACGTTTGAGCCATATTCTGATAAAGTTGAGTTTATTGACATAGAAGGAGAGTTTGATCCTGATCAGCAAATTAAAGTTGGAGCAGTTTTAGATGCAGTAGGTAGAGGTAAATTTGCTATGAGTCAATGTAGTAATTTTCTTGATATGTTAAATAATGATCAAGTTAATAATGGAGATGTTATATTTCTTCAAGATTACTGGCACCCAGGAATTGAATCTATATTATATGCATTAGACTTATATGGTATAGAGGTAGAAATATATGCAATGCTTCATGCACAAAGTGTAGATGAATATGATTTTACATATCCAATGAGAAATTGGATGCGAGGATTTGAATTAGGTTTAGATAAGAGAATGACTGGTATATTTGTAGGAAGTACAATCCACAAAGATCAATTAAGACAAGCAGGCTTTGAAGCACCAATACATGTTGTATCATTACCATTACATTTAGAAATGACATTAGCTAAATATCCTGATTATGATCCAATTGCTAAAAAGAAACCTATTGTCGTATATTCAAGCAGACTCGACAAAGAAAAAAACCCATTTTTTATGATGGAAGTTGCTAGAAAATATTTAGCAGAATTTCCAGCAGCGGAATGGCACGTAACAACATCAGGTAAAGAATTTAAATCAATGTTACCAGGGGTTATAAATGCGTTGATAGCATTATCAATAGAAGAACCTAGATTTAAATTATTAAGTGGTCTTACAAAAGAAGAATATTATAAAGAATTAGCAGAAGCAAAAATACAATTTAATAGTTCATTACAAGATTATGTATCATGGACTGTATTAGAATCGACAACATTTGGTTGTGATATGGTATTTCCTAATTTTAGATCATTCCCAGAATTTATACCAACTGATAGATTATATACCCCATTTAATGTTGGGTCAGCTGTTATTCGATTACATGAAGTTATGACACAAAGCCAGCCAAATTATAATATTGCACATCTGGCAGATTTGGGCAGACAAATGGAGGGATATATAGTAGCAAATGGAATTGAACAAGAAATTAATATTTGGCACGAAGCTGAATATTGTAAACATTTATTAAATAAAAACGAGGAATAAAAAATGAAAATTGATAAGAAAGGTATTGAAGAAATACGAAATACAATTGAAACGCCATTTTCTGCATTAGCAGAACAATTGAGTGACAAAGGAGTATTAGATCATCAACTAGCAGAAATTGTAACATTTGTGTTAGGAAACTTGCAAAAGTTAGGTGATAAACCATGGGAGATAGTAGATTAATATGGATAAGAATTTTATATATTATCCATCACTATCTGCCGGCAGTATGGTATCTGCATTCAAAAAGAATACAAAATTTGAAGATGGAACTACGTGTAGATTCTTTTCAAAAGAGTATCCTGAACAATGGAGACATCCATATTTTTTAATCACAGCAGGACACCATTTCAAAAAAATGGATTTCCGAGATCAGTTAGGACTAGACGATGGTGTATTAGTATTTGGCGATTCGGGAGGATTCCAAATAGCAACTGGCGCATTAAAATGGGATAAGACAATACGACAAAGGATATTCGAATGGCTAGAACACAATTCAGATGTTGCTGCAAATTTAGATATACCACCTAGGGCAAAGTATGAAAATCGATTTGCAGAGTCAATGGATATCAGCTTTGACAATTTCAAATATTTTGAATCAAAACAATCAGGTAAGACAAAATTTTTAAATGTTATACAAGGTACATATAATGAAGAATATTCAGATTGGTATCATAAATTTAAAGATTTTGATTTTAATGGCTGGTGTATAGGTGGCCCTAAGAAATTAGTAGATTTCATGTATGTAATTGCATTAATGTTACATAATAGAGAATTCGAAAAAGAACATGTACAATATATACATTTGTTAGGAATATCAAAAATATCTGATTTCTTTATATTAGCAACATTACAAAAATTGATGAATGAACTAACAGACGATAGAATATTATTTTCCACAGATTCATCATCTCCAGGACAATATCCAGTATTTGGTACATATTTACATTCGAGTAATTATAAAACACAAACATTTACAGAATTATATTTTCCAAAAAATAATGAATATAGGAGAAAATCTCATGCAAAAAGGACGAATAAAAATGTGGCTATTGATACTACTAAACACGTCCCTTGTTCTTTAGGTTGTCCAGCTTGCCAAGATTTTACTTATGATTATCTCGGAGGAAAAACTACGACAGGATTAGATAGGTACAGCCAAGAAGGAATGCCAAGAATGGTTATTCATAATACACATCTTTACGCTGAAATGGCAAAAGATGTTAGTAAATTAGTAAATAATCACGTAGAGCTTTTAGAAACAGCAATACCAAAGGATTTATTTGATGTTATTTCATCATTACACGAAATGTTTGCAGATCCAGATAAAGCACTACGAGTTTATGCAACATATAAAAAGACATATAAGAAATTCGGTGGTGACAGCATATCAACTACCGATGCAATCAAATTTAACGAATTTTTTAAATTTTAAAAAGACAAAAACATGGAAAAAAGTAAATTACAATCATTTATCAACAGATATTACCTAGCAGGGAATTGCGAGGCAGTAACTGTAAAATCAAATGGACAATCAGTTAATTGCGAATTAATTGACGCAGATCAAACAGTAGTAGGAAAAATCAAATGGAAAACAAATCCATTTATGGAAGGAGAATTAGGAATTAATCATACAGGAGCATTAACAAGAATGTTATCAGCAGTGGGGGAAGATATTGACATTGAAGTTCAAGAAACTGCAGGAAAGAATTATGCAATGAAAATTCAAGAAGGAAGTACTACAATGACATTTATGTTAGCAGATACAACCGTTATTCCAGCAGTACCAAGTATTAATGCAGAACCTGAATATATAGTTACTATCGATATCGATGATAATTTTATAGATAAGTTTATTAAAGCTAAAAATGCATTACCTGATGCAAAGAATTTTGCAGTACAAGTACAAAATGGCAAAATTAAATTTATTATTAATTATACAACTATTAATGCAGACAACGTAACATTTGATTTAGATGGCGGGTCAGAACCAATGGAACCAATATGTTTCTCAGCTGACAAATTAAAAGAGGTATTAACTGCAAATAAAGGAGATGTTGGTGAAATGCACATTTCTCCAGATGGATTAGCAAGAATAGATTTTACTGGAGCTGATTTTGATTCAAATTATTGGTTAGTTCAATTACAAAATTAATATGTACGGAATAACAGAAAATACATTGTGGGTCGAATCATTTAGACCCGGAACATTAGAAGGATATATTGGAAATGAACATGTTATACAAAAAGTAAAAATATTCATTGAAAATGGAGATATCCCACATTTATTATTCTATGGCACTGCTGGCACAGGTAAAACTACATTAGCAAAAATAATTGCTAATTCAGTTGATGCAGATTTAATGTATATTAATGCATCTGACGAAAATTCAGTTGATGCGGTTAGAGATAAAATTAAAAGATACGCCAGTACTGTAGGATTTAAAAGGTGGAAGATAGTAATATTAGATGAAGCAGATTATTTAACGCCAAATGCTCAAGCAGCATTACGTAATTTAATGGAAACATATAGTAGGACAACTAGGTTTATATTAACATGTAATTATGTAGAAAAAATTATAGACCCAATACAAAGTAGGTGCCAAACATTTGGAATAACACCACCTGATAAATCTGTAGTAGCTCAGAGGTTAGTAGAAGTGTTAACTGAAAAAGAAATCGAATATGATGTTAATGATATTGTAGCAATTATTAATTCTAGTTATCCAGATATAAGGAGAGCAATTAATAGTGCACAAAGCCATGTAGTAAAAGGAAAATTAGTTTTAGACAAACAAAGTGTTGTACAATCTAATTATATGACAGAAGTATTAGATGTATTAAAAAACAAAAAAGATAAAAAACAATCGTTTCAAAAAATAAGACAAATAATTGCAGATAGCAAAGTAAAAGATTTTACTCCATTATATACATTTTTATATGACAATTTAGATGAATTTGGAACAGGCAAAATAGCATCAGTAATATTAATTATTGCAGAATCACAATATACAGATTCACACGTTGTAGATAAAGAAATAAATATAATGGCAATGTTTGTAAAATTATTAAACGAATTATAAAAGGAAAAATATGAATAATTTAAAACAAAACATCAACCCATCAGACTTAAAACCAATAGTATGTGAAGAATGTAATGGAATTTATTTCAGACAAGTAATGGCTATTAATAAAGTATCTAAATTTTTAACCGGACAAGATAAAGATACAGTAGTTCCAGTTCCTACATTTAGGTGCGATGATTGTGGTGCGATACCAGAAGAATTTCAGCCAGTAATACCAAATGCAAAATAATGGGATCACCGTATATAAAAGCACCAGTTGTATTGGTATTTAAAACATCTAACAGATCAAACGCAAAAACTAAAATAAAGGTTTTTAAAAACAAAAACGTTGATGTTGTTAATGAAAATAAGATGCCAGGTGTACCAGAAAAAGCAATAATATTGGAATTAGGAGTAGGATCTAAGTTTGAAGAAGTATGGAGAAAGAAATATAAATTATAATGGCAAAGAAACAAGGCGCAACTATATTTGATTTTATTAATGGCATAACACACCAAAAGAAAGAATGGCATTCTTATACAGAAACAGACCAAAAACGATTTGCACCGTACATAGTTAATCGTTGGCTTTCTATGAGAATGGAATTAATTGATTTAATCAATGAGTTACAAAAGTATACAATAGGAGTATTATCTCCTAGAGAAACTTATCGTTTATATCATGGTTTTTTACCAACAAATAAAACCTTCGCTAAGTACGTAAAAGGAAAGAAGGAAGATAAGTTCGACAAACAATTAATTTCACAAGTTGCAGAACATTACAAGATAAGTAAAAGTGAAGCAACTGATTATGTAGAATTAATGGATAAAAATAGTTGTGCTGATTTGCTTACATTATATGGATATACAGATAAAGAAAAGAAAAAAATGTTGAAAGGGAAGAAATAATATTATGGCAAACGAAGTATATACAGTTGTAAGCATAGAATCATCAAAAGAAGTTCTAAAAAATTTCAAAGACAAAATATTTACTCCAGAAGTTGAAGAAGCAGATTGGCAGAAAAAAAGTAATTTATTGGCTGACAATTTATATAGATTATTATATAAAGATTATCCAAAAGAATATTCTAGAGATTGGATGACTGAAAATATAGGAGCTAAATGGTGTTTTGTACACGATTGGCAAGTAGATGATGATATTATTGATTTGACATTTAATTCTGCATGGTATCCACCAGATGAATTATTTCATAAATTAGCAGAATATTTTAAACAATTTGGTGAGTTTGAAATGGAAGCTAGAAGTGAAGATGAAGCATATTTACACGTTTCAGGAGGATATGCAAATCATAATGGTTCTGAATTTATTTGTGAAGATGAAGACATTCCAGAATATCCAGATGAAGACGATTTTAAAGATGATAAAGATCCATCAGCCTATGATTATGCAGTTGAAAATTTTTATGATAAAATTTCTGAAATAAAAGATAACCTTATTTTAGAATGTAAATAAAATGATTAAAGGCAAGAAAAAATATTTGGGTTTATGAAATTAATTTCTTATATTATAAATAAAGGAGAATTATGAAAGTAAGATTTCCAAATGAATCGTATTATGACAATGCACCTAGTTTTGAATGGGAAGATTTCAAAGTAGAAAGGGTATTTGAAGATGTTGTATTCGGGTGGTGGCTTGATACATATGTAGAAATATCTAGAGATGATTATGATAAAAAAAATCAAAATGATTTAGAAGATAAAAAGAGATGGCTGGAAGGCGATGGTCCGCAAACTGATTAAACTAAAACAATGATGACTGAAAAAGAAATTACACAAACAATAATGTTCATTAATACATTAGGTTATTATCAATGTTATGATGCAGTAAAAAAATGGTTTAAGTGGGACGATAAAACTACTAAAGAAAATATAAAATTTGTATTTGATAGTAAGATTATAAATAGAAACAATTGAATTAAAATGAAAGTAACACTCAATCACATAACACCTAAAGCAGAAGAGCAAATAGTAAAGATAGCTAGGGTAAGTTCTAAAAGAATTGATAAAAAAGTTAAACCCGATGGGCTTATAAAATATTTAATTAAACATAAACATTGGAGTCCATTTGAGCATGGTTATATGAGTATTGAAATTGAAACAAGTAAAGCAATTGGAATACAACTAATAAGACACAGAAGTTTTACATTTCAAGAATTTAGCCAGAGATATCAAAATGTTAATCAACTAGGAGAAATGTTTGAAGAAGTTGAATTGAGAAAACAAGCACAAGATAATAGACAATCATCTACCGAAACATTTGATCCAGAATTTATGATGGGAACATTTGAACCTCTCAATGTACAACACAAATCAGCTTCATTATATATCAAAGATTTTTTATCTCAAGCACAAGATTTATATAATAAATTATTACAATCAGGTGTAGCTAGAGAAACAGCTAGAATGATATTACCAATGTGTACTAAAACTAAAATTCATATGACCGGAAGTATTAGAAGTTGGATACATTTTTTAGATTTGAGAGATGATGGACACGCACAAAAAGAAATACAATTAATAGCAAAGGAAATAAAAAATATTTTTACTAAAGAATTTCCTATTATTGCAAAAGCTTTAAATTATGAGTAAACAAGGAAATTATATCAATCCAGTATATAAGTTATCATTAAATGATGTAAAAAAAGCTCCAGCTAAGATATCATATTCACAATGGGCAATGTATTCGAAATGTCCTAAACAATGGAAATTATCTTATATTGACAAACTTTCTACATTTACACATAGTATAGCAACATGTTTTGGAACAGCATTTCATGAAACACTACAAGATTATTTAACAGTTATGTATACACAATCTGTAAAAGCTGCAAATAATATTGATATACGAGAGTCATTAACAAATAATCTTAAACAAGTATATATTGATGCAGTTAAAGAAAATGGAGGAGAACATTTTTCTAACCCAATTGAATTAACAGAACACCTAGAAGATGGCATTGCTATATTAGATTGGTTTATTAAAAGAAGAGCACAATACTTTTCTACTAAAGGATATGAACTAGTAGGAATAGAAGTAGAATTGTGTGTTCCTGCATCACAAAAAAATACTAATGTATTTTGGTATGGATTTATAGATGTAGTAATAAGAGATACTGATTTAAATAAAATTAAGATATATGATATTAAAACTAGTCGTATGGGCTGGAATAAATGGCAAAAGTCAGATAAACTTAAATTGTCACAACTAGTAGCATATAAAAAATATTTTTCAGATCAATTTGGAACACCTATAGATAATATAGATATTGAATTTTTTATTGTTAAAAGAAAATTAATTGAAGAGTCAATGTTTCCACAAAGGAGGATACAAATAGTTAATCCAGCATCTGGAACAGTTACTAGGAAAAAAGTACAGAAAAGTATTGATGATTTTATTGGACAATGTTTTGATTCAGAAGGAAACAAAAAAATAAATGGAAAATATTTATCCTTGGCCGGCAAGGGCGCTAAACATTGTAAGTGGTGTCCTTTTAAAACAGATTATGAAAATTGTCCTAAAGAAGATAGGATTCGTGAATAAAATTTATTATAATAAATAAAAAGGAAATATTATGGATGGATTATTATTAGAAGCATT